AACCAGGCGTGGTCGGTGGCACCCGAGACGGGCCCCATCTCGAGGATCTGGATCGCCACGTCGCCGATGCTGGAGATGGTGATGGCGTTGCACGAGGTCGCCGTGTCGGTGACGTCCGAAGAATCGCTCGGAGTGCCGGGGGCCTGGTTGTCGGCCGTGTTCCCGGTCAGCATGACGGGGATATTCACGCTCGAGGCGCCGGCGGGCAGCGGGAAGTTGTTGACGAGCTTGGCGAGTACGCGCTTGGGACGGGGATAGGTTGCTGCGTCCTCTATGAGCCACGCTGGCGGGGTGAAGTAGCCGCCTGTCCCCTGAGTGGGGTTCGGGTTGACCCGGTACTGGAAGCCATGTTCCTCGGCGCCCCGCTCGAAAGCGCGGCGCGCCCGCTCTGCCGCCCGTTTGCGGTAATCCACCATCTCGACGGCGTGGTGGTCGAGGCGAGCCTTGGCGGCAGGGTCACGACGGACCATGAAGAGGTCCCGAAGATAGCTGACGCCGTGGCCGTGGTCGTCGACCGAATCCCGACGGTAGGTAAACGGTTCGCTGACAACCTGGACGCGAGGAGCGGCGGCGGCGGCACGGGTCGTGATCTGGGGAGGTGTCCTGGCCACTCGCAGGCCCCGCTGCTGGAGCATCGCTCGTACAGTTTGCTCGCCGCCTCGTCCGAGGCCGACGTAGGTTGTCACCGGCTTTACGGCTACAGGCGAGCCGGCCAGTGCCACGTTCCCCTCGTCGTCCATTGAGTAGTCGTCCTGGAAATACTCCCCGTTCTGGTTGTAGATGACGAACGTCTCAGAGAAGTCGCAGACGTAGACCCAGCAGTCGTCGTCGTCATCATCGGGCAACGTGGCTCGGATCGCTGCCTGGAGCGCATCCTCGATCTGGCCATAGGTCATGGTCATGCCGCCCATCCCTTCTGGCGCAGGATGGCGATCCGGTATTCAAGATCGTCGTCGTCGCCGACGTTCCGGTACTCGACCTCGCTGTCGCCGGCGCTGAGGGTGCCCGACGTCTCGCCCGGGTCATCGCCGGTATCGCCATCACCGTCGTCGTTGTCGTCGTCGATGGGCTCTTGTGGCTCTGTGTCGTCGTTCGGGGCCAGAAGGCTGTTCAGCAGCTCCGTGCCGTCGTTGTGGTGACCGATCACCTGGCGCAGCACGTCGCCCGTGGCCGCCGAAATCTTCTTGCCTTCCCGCAGTTCCTTCATGGCGGACAGGAAGGCGAGCGCAGAGCGGTCGAGCTCCCGGCTTGGCAGTCCGAGCGGCCCGCGTCGCTGGCGCAGGGCCACAGTCCCGCCCGTGTGAGGGTTAGCCCCGAAGTTGACGAGGCTCGTGTCGCCTTTATCCAACGAGACCTCGTTTATCCAGCGGCGGTCCCAGTCCTTGTTCCACTCCTGGCGCATCACCCTGAAGGCGAAACTCATCTCGTCGAGGTCGCCCCGGTCCACAGCGGAGCGCATTGCCTGCACGTAGAGGTTCTGAGGGTCGAGTAGAGCTTCAGTGTGGAGGCCCGTCACACCGTAGATAGGCGATGCCGTCGGGTCCGTCTCTTCGGCCAGCTTCATGGTGCCCGACTTGGTTCTCGCGAGCGTCATTCCGGAATGGTTGATTAGGAAGGCCGTGTCGCAGCTCTCGCCGAGGGTCTTCTTGAAAGCCCCTGTCAGGATCGATTCCAGCCAGGGCCCGCACCAGTCCTCCATCTCGTAGGCGGCGCTCTCGTCGTCGTGGTCGGCACAGGTGACCGAGGCGAAGCCGGTGAACTTGAGGTTCGTTCCCCCGGTACCGTTGGGTACCTCCCGGAGCTCGAACTGGCTGCGAGGCGCCACCCGGTACTCGGCCACGTTCCTGTCGGTGCCGTACTCGGCCCGGAAGGAGCGGTCCGCCTTGCGCGGCGCGGCCGGCATCGTGGCCGCTGGCTCTTCGGCCGTGTCGCCGTCAGTGGGATCGGGAAGTTGAGTGTTATCGGGCATTGCTCACCTCAGATCAGTTGGCCTTGTCGCCGCCGGGGCCGTTCGGGCCCGAGACGTGCATTGGCGACGAGTTGAGCGGGGCGTCGTAGGCGTTCAGCGACTCGTCGTCGACGAGCGGCAAGCCCTCGGCGTTGCGTATCTCGGCATTGTTCATCGCGCCGATTATCCGGGCGATCTGGTACCGCTGCCACCGCTGCAGCGAGTCGCCCCGCAGCCGGTGCGAGAGGTCCAGCATGACCACGTTCGTGACGGGCAACCACGACGACATCAGGTGTTCCCAGCGGCGTATTTTGCCCAGCAGCGTGTTGGTTACGAAGCCCTGTTCTTGTTGTTCTATTCCTGCGCCCCAGCTGTTGTGGACAACGAGGCCGTCCGCCAGGAAGGTGTGTGTGCCGTCAACACTAAGGTCATAGACGGGTTCGGCCAGGTCGGAAGTCGTTATCGACGTGATCCGGTGCAGGATCGCGCCCGCTATGGCGAAGCCGGTGCCAGGCCGGGAGGCTGTGCTCCCTCCCCTTCCCTCGAAGTCGGGACTGTAACGATTGCGCCGCCCAGCCTTTACTGCGTTCGTAAGGCGTCGGAGGTCCTCGGGATCGTGCGACCCGATGCGCAGATTGGACCGAGCGTCGTAGCACCCGAGCTGGAACATGATGGGCGTCCGGGCGTAGGAGCGACCGGCAACGACGCCGCTTGGCTCGGTCGCGTAGTCGTAGATAGTTCCTGCTGGGACCCCGAGACCGATGCACAGGTGCCGGATGTCCTCAAGCAGGTCGGCGTTGACGGATGAGAAGATCAACTCGCCATCGCGATTGACGTGCCCGTCGGCGTCGGCATACCCACGTAGGAAGGCCAGCTGCAGGTCGGGGGCGATAGTGAAGACCCAGCTAGGAACGGACTTGGTGTGAGCCGTCCCGCGGAATCCGAGTGCCGTAAGCTCTTCGGCCGCCTGGCGCGACGAGAACCGGGTGCAGCGCTCGCCCTCTCGTATGGTGATCGGACGCTGCGGGCGGTTGGCCGTCTTGAAGCGTCCGCCCATGGCAGCACGGGTAAACTCGGCTTGGGCGTCCGCTCGGTAGGCGTCCATGTACCGCGCGCCGAGTTGACGAGCGATCGTGACCCCGCAGGGATCGCCCTTGGTGTCGGTCATGATGTTGCCGTCGCCGAGGAGCAGCCCGCAGAACTCCATAAACCCTGGTGTCAGTTGACGGCCGTTAGGAGCCGTGTGCACTTCGGAGGCGGGCAGCCCGTGGGCCGCCACGAGGTAGTCGCCGACAGTGAGCTCGCCGGCAGTCACCCAGACGTCGCGCCATTCAACGCAACGGTAGCCACCTACGCCGGGTCGAGGAGCTGGGAACTTGCGCCGGGCGAGAATGCGGTGCCGGTCGTTGACTCTCAGTTCACGCCCACGCGTGCGTATCGTCAGGATCGGGTCGACACCCGTCATCCGTTGCGAGGTGACAGTGGCTAACACGAATCGCTGCTGCAGTTCGTCCAGGGACCAGACCCGTGTCCCAGGTTGAACATCCTTGACTAGACGGGGGCCGAACTCGGTATATACTCGCATATCACCAGTTAAGCACGTATCTTTGTCAACCATGCCGATCATGTGGGGGGGCACTCTAAATAACATTCCCGAAATAACCGAGGCCGAGAACTGCATTTGCTCAAGGAACTGAGCGTTCTGCGGCGTCATGGTGACCGGCACCCACGTCGCGTCGCCGGTAAGGACGCCCGGCAGGAACGACTTGCCGATGCCCTGGTGGTTTTGCTGCCACTGGCGGGCCATCTTGAGGACGGCGTCCTCGTCGTAGTCGCCCTTGAGCTGGATGAGGCCCCAGGGTGCCGAGGCGTTGGAGAAGAAGGCGCCGGCGTAGAGGTCTTCGGCGTGCGCCAGGCCGAGCTGGTTGCGCAGGGCCGAGATCGGGTCGAGGCCGAGGATGGAGCCGGCGGTCGACAGGCCCCGCATGATGGTCACGTCAGCCGGGTTGACGACCTTGCCGAAGTACCGCCATTCGATCATGCCGTCGGAGAGCCTGCGCACCCGGGCGTTGTCCGGGTGGACGGGCATGACCTGGGTGGGCTTGAAAGTCTTGGCGTCCCGGGAGATGATCTTGCCGAAGAAGTTGCCCCGCAGCAGCAGCGACGACGTGCCCTGGACCTTGAAGTCGATGGGCGAGATCTCGCTGAAGGGGTCGGCGATCACCGTGGGGACGGCGATGGCCGTGGCCGGCTTGTTCTCGGCGACCTTGAGCACCTTGACGGGCAGCGTTGCTATGGCGTCGGAGATGAGGTCGACCGAGCCGTACACGGCCGCCACCTGGAGCGCCGTCTTCTCGCTGACCTGGACGCCGGCGGCCGAGCCACCCAGCATCGAGTTGTCCGGCGGGACAGAATCCCCCCAGGGCAGATAGCCCGATGCGCCGCGCTGCTCGCGCAGGTTGGATGCCGCCAAGCGGACGAGGGACATTCGCTCAGCCCTTCGGCTTCTTGGCCGCGCGCTTGGCCGCGCGCTTGGCCACGACGGCGGTCAATACCTTGCGCGGCATGCCGCGCCAGTCGAGCTTCAGCTTGTCGGTGGCCTCGCCGAGCAGGAGAAGCCCGAAGCCGCCCACGAACAGGGCCGGGGCCTCGCCGCCGGCGACGTAGGTCCCATAGGTCAGAGCGGCGAGCCCACCGAGCCCGAGGAGGTTCGAAAGCAACGTTGTGTCCTCCTCAGGAGCCTTGGTTTGCCCGGGCCAGCACTTCGGCCATGGAATGGAATGCGAACTTGGGCTTGTTGCGGCGCTGTACTTCGCCCCATAGCGCCAACGTGCAGGTCACCAGGGGCGAGATGTCGGCGCCGGCGGTCTTGCGGTCCCAGGCGAACGCGTCGCCGAGCGTGCGCTTCTTGGCGCCGTCGACCGCGGCCCGCAGCTCGAGGCCGTGCCGGTCCTCCGGGCCGAGGTGGTGCAGCGAGCGGTCCTCGACGCCGTCCAGGAAGAGCCCGAAGGCCTGTCCGAGCTCCTTGGTGCTGACCTTGGTGAGCTCCTTGCCGAGAGCGGCCTCGACGTCGGGCACCAGCGACC